GTGGGTCATCACGCACCTACCTTCAAAAGCATACATCCCAAGTATGTTGGCGACCATACCATGAATGGTGGATACGCCAGCGACCTTTCTGATTTCATCCTCGATCGACCTGAAATCGTGTTATGGACTCACGGTCATGTACACAACACCTGTGACTATATGGTAGGCACCACCAGGGTGTTCTGTAACCCACGTGGTTATGCCGGCTACGGTGAACGGACCGGCTGGGATCCATTAAGGACCATTGAACTATGAACAACTGGGATCACTATAGCGATCTTCCAAATCCAGCGGCCTACCTTGAGGACCGCATCGAAGAGGCCCTGGGCATATTGCAAGAAGAGTGCGGTGAGGTCATCGTTGAAGTCAGCAAGTGTAGACGATTTGGCAGAAATAGTGTACACTATAAGACTGGCATAGAACACAAGATCATGCTGGCCCAAGAAGTAGGCGATGTTTTAGCCCTAGTTGACATTTTAGTGGATCAAGGTGTACTGGACTCCGAGCATTTGCGGCAAGCCACCGAAGCCAAGAAAGAAAAGTTGAAGAAGTGGTCACGGATTTTTGATTAGGAACTGACATGGAAAAGATCAAGATAGCAGAGATATTTTATAGCATACAAGGCGAAGGCCGATACATGGGAGTGCCGAGTGTGTTCATGAGGACATTCGGCTGTAACTTCAAATGCGCCGGCTTTGGCATGCCCAAAGGTGAACTCACCAACGAAGTTGAGCCCATCGCTGCCAAGGTAGAACTCTACAAGACCTATGACGAACTACCGCTGGTGAGCACAGGCTGCGACAGTTATGCGTCATGGCATCCAGCCTTCAAGCATCTCAGTCCATTCTATTCGCCAGACGAGATCGTGGAAAAGATCATGGCCATGCTGCCTTACAAACGCTGGGAAGAAGAACACCTTGTGATCACCGGCGGTGAACCCTTGTTGAAATGGCAGAACATCTATCCAACATTGTTAGGGCATCCTGACATGGAAGATCTGCGTGAGATCACTTTCGAGACCAACGGCACGCAGGCCTTGACTCCTGAGTTCCGGCACTATCTTCTCGATTGGACGCTGAGTCCTAAATATGGTCGGCGTGGACACAACGCATTGACATTCTCTGTCAGTGCTAAGTTATCCTGCAGTGGTGAAGCACGCGAAGTGGCCATACAGCCTGATGTGGTCTGCGAGTACGAAGAGATCGGCTATACTTACCTTAAGTTCGTAGTAGCCACCGAGGACGATGCCGAAGAAGCACTAGAGACTGCTGATGTCTATCGTGCCGCTGGATTTACCGGACCTATCTATCTCATGCCAGTAGGTGGTGTAGAAACCGTCTACAATCTCAATAATCGGCGTGTGGCTGAACTGGCCATGAAGCACGGTCTACGCTATTCGGACCGCTTGCAAGTGCCACTGTTCAAGAATGCCTGGGGTACATAGATGAACACAGCCTGGAGAGATACCGAGCAGAACTGCCATTATTTCTACAAGATGGAGTCAGGCTTGATCATCGGACAGGTGCACAACATCGCGCATACCAAGATCTGGATAGCCAACATACTGTCCGGCTCAAACAGCAGCGAAGAAAAGTTTTTAGGCAGATACATCACCGTAGATTTCGCCAAAAAAGCAGTAGAGCAATATTGGGATGTGCAAAACCGAACACTGATAGACCTGGAGGATTAGAATGAAAGCAGAAACACCCGTCAAAGGCACCATGAAGACCGGTGAGTGGTCGGACGCGATAAGTTTCCATACCGAATGCGAATGTTCGGATCCAGATCACGCTGTGCGTACCTGGGTCGAAGTCAAAGGCGACCCAGAAGTAAAACACGTAGAAGTTGGATTCTACGTAGAAACTGTCACTCCATTCTGGAACACGAGTCGTTGGCGTGCTGCCTGGCACATACTCACACGTGGCTATCATCGCGGACAACACTCTTTACTACTGGATTCGCAGGCTGCCGTCAACTTCGCCGAAGCCATCAACTCATCTGTCCAAAAGTTAGAGAAAAACACCAACAAAAAGGCCAAACGATGATATATAATGGAATCATGAAATACTGGACACATCACTGCATACACGAAGTTAAAGCCGTACCAGTCAACGAAGTCTGCGACCATTGCGGCATCAATCAAGCGGTGGAAAGTCTCCGATTCCGCGGGCACAACAACGATACTGCCTTGCCTGCCATACCCAAACAAAAACCCAAAGTATCTAAATTGGCCTGGTTGCTGATGAAGAAAAAACGGGTGCGGTAGTGTTAGATAAGATCAAACGTCTGTTCCGACGGAAAAAGTCTCTAGCCGATCGCATGCAGGACAGTCCGGAACCTTGGGTCAATGTAGTCAAGGCACACCTAGATCCTAAAGATCCCAAGCAAGGCTATTTCGAACTAGAGTGGAACCCGGCCTTCGTCAAACATCTCATAGCCAGTGGTTACTATGCACCCACACCTGAAGCGGTAGTGGACCAATGGTTCACCGAACTCTGCAGGAACATCAGCCAGGATCAATCAGCGGACCAAAGTTTCATAGCCGATGCGGCTCGGGCCAGTACCAACGAACGAACCCGTAAACAGTAGTTGACTTTGGTCTCCGGACCATGCTATACTCAACGCATGAGTTATCTCCTCGTAGACGCTGCCAATCTATTCTTCCGTGCCCGACATGTGATCCGTAGCAATGATCCTGAAGAGCGTGTGGCCATGAGTTATCACATCATCTTGGCTTCGGTGTTGCGACAATGGCGAGAGAGGCAGGGCCGTCATGTGGTGTTCTGCTTCGAAGGCCGAAGTTGGCGCAAGGATGTCTACAAACCTTACAAGGCTCAGCGCAGTGAAGCCCGTGCGGCACAGACTCCTAAAGAGCAGGCCGAGGACGAACTGTTCTGGAAGAGTTTCGACGAGTTCCGAGAGTATCTCGAGACCAAGACCAATGTCAGCGTGCTACGGCATCCCGAAGTAGAAGCCGACGATCTCATCGCACGCTGGATCGATCTGCATCCCGAACATAATCACATCATCGTTTCCAGTGACAGTGATTTCGAGCAACTGATAGCACCCAACGTGCAACTTTACAACGGCATCGCTGGTGTGTTGACCACGCACGAAGGCTATTTCGACGATCGTGGTCGACCAGTCGTAGACAAGAAGACCAAGGAACCTAAACCAGCACCTAACCCCGAGTGGATGCTGTTCGAAAAGTGTATGCGAGGTGATGTATCGGACAATGTCTTCTCAGCATTTCCTGGCGTCAGGACTCGAGGCACCAAGAACAAGGTCGGCCTTGAAGAAGCCTATGCTGATCGCAATAACAAAGGCTTCATGTGGAACAATCTCATGCTACAACGCTGGACTGATCATGAAGGTGTTGAACATTTGGTCAAAGACGACTACGAGCGTAACCGTAGCATCATCGACCTACGGGCACAGCCAGAACGCATCAAGGCCATACTCGACGAGACCATCGCTGGTGCGGTGCAGGCCCAAGCCAAGACCGCAGTGGGACCACACTTCATGAAGTTCTGTGGTAGACACAATCTACAGAAGGCCGGCGACTCGGCACAACAACACACGGAGTGGTTGAATGCGACCTATGGTTAGGATTATAGCCTACGCCCTATTAGGCTTTTTGTTTGCTGCCATGGTCTTTGCCAGTCCAGCAAAAGCACAGGTCAAGGAGATAGAGACCAAATGGATCTGCGGCAAGACGGATGCACTCAAAGAAGATCTAGTCCGCAATGGCGAACGTTTCTGGGCTTCAGGTGCCATACAAGGCTCCGCCGAACCGCAGTTCTTGATGAGCATATGGTTGAATCCCAGCAACGGTAACTGGACCATAGTAGCCACCTTATTACGCAATAACAATCTGTCCTGCATAGTCAGTTTTGGCACGGGTTGGCGAGAACAACCCAGGAATACCATCTAATAAAGTGTAGTTTAATCCGCCGCACTTTGATAAATAACTGCTCATAGAAAGACCTTATGAGCAGACCAAAACCAACCATATTGCTGACCAATACCAATCCTCGGACCTACAAAGCCGAGGAAGTACTGAGTGCGGACGCGATCTACGCTGTGTTCTATCAGGACAAGCCTATCAATCTGCGCACGCTCAACAGCCTGGTGTCCTACCCTGGACCCAAATACAAGAAGGTATCCTTCTCCAATCCTGGCCATGCTTTCAATCTCGCCGACCGCTTGAACAAACTTTTCAAGACTGCCGACTTTTCCGTAGTCGAACTCAAGCAAGGTCGACGGATCAGCGAACATGGATCTAGCTCAAAGAATCAGTGATTACCTCCAGGATGTGCCTCGTAGCCAGCTATGGGCTACCGCCGAGGTCACGCCTTACACACTATTCAAGAACTATCAGCCAGGTCGCAATCGCGGCCTAAGATTGACCACCCTAGGTTGGGAACTCATGCGAGAAGAGTTCCGACACTGGAGCTATCAGATGCCGCCGGGCTGGCACCCAAGACCAGGTCACCTAATTGGCTTACAAGATCATCTTGACTGGCCCTACTACTTTGGCAATGGTTATCTCAGGGTCTTCGGTGAACAGGACGCCATGGAAATACGCTTGGTCAACGATGACGTGATTTTGTGGTTAGATGGCCTAAGCCGTAGGGCTCAAGGCAAGATCTAGTAAATAATCGTATGCGGTATTGGCAGGATTATGTCAGGGCTGGATGGGAAGTAGTCATGGAAGCCCAAGGACGCAGTCAGACTTATCTCGAGCCTGACCTAGAAACCTTCTTGGTGCATTCCATAGCACGCAACATGGAGAACACGCATATCTGGGATGAACCAGTAGCCGTCAAGATGCTGACCGCACAACAACTCCCACGCGAACGACGACAGCCCGTGCTACGCACCGTAGGCGAAGAATGCCTTTTCATCGACGCTTGGCAGATCAGGCAACCTCGCTGGCCCTCTCCACACTATTTCCAAGACATGGGCGAAATAGCCTTTGGCATGGCCAGCACCTCCACACGCCCACCTGATGCGCTTTTAGAGTCAGTGGGCACTAACTTCCGCACTCTCAGCCGGGTCCTACGCACGGCCCGCGATCTCTGTAGGTAAGTGGTCACTAACCACTGTAAAATAGTAGGTTAGTGCCCGCTAACCAAGGGGTTGACCTTTGGCCCTTGAGCCTGTATAATATATAGACTATGGGCAAGATCACTGTCAAACTACCTGCTACTGGACCACGCCGTCGCCGTGCTGTGGAACTGTACCATGCTGACAGCCCTTTCAAGGGCCGCGTGGAACAGGACCGCCGTGCTTATCGTCGGCGGGCCAAGAACCAGAAAGAGGTTGACAAGGCTCTGGCTCTATAGTAAACTTGTCATTGTAGTAATTTTTCACTCACCCACAGGAGATCGTATGTCTAAGAAGACTGCCGCTACCAAACCCGAAGCCGTTTCTACGGAGACCTTTTCAT